ATTCATAGTATAGAAAATAGTCCCGATGGGATTAAAACAGCATTTGAATACCATTTTAATCCCATCGGGACTATCTTCACAGAAAACAGAAGGATAAGGAATCTGCAGGTCTTATCTTTTACCAATATCAAAAGGATTGGATATGAGAACTTAGAAGGATGTGAATCTTTAGAATCAATAACTATCCCTAAGAGTGTAGATGTTATAGGTTGGTACACGTTCGGAGGTTGGTCTTATAAACCTCTTAAATCTATTAAAACTGTTTTTGTAGAAGAAGGGACGTTGTCGTATATACCTGAAGGCTTTGATAAATACATTAAGGATGTCGTAGACTACCCTTCTACTATATCTTCTTTTGGACATACTCAGCCTTCTTTGCTTGCGAAAATTACCATTTTAAGATCAAAGACCCCACCTACTGTTAATTCATCCTCACTAAAGGGAAACGGCGTTATATATGTGCCTGACAACGTAATAGATGTTTATAGAAATTCCGACAACTGGTCTCGTGTTGCAGAGCGAATTTACCCTTTAAGTGAGTATCATTCGTGATACTTACTAAGCGGATAGATATATTCTGCTATATCTGAGAAGGAAGCACTTGCTTTGTATAAATTAACGCTCTCGTCTGGCACAAAGATTCTTGAGCCCGTTCTATCACTCCATCCATACGAAGCGTTCTTTCCTGGCTTAGGAGGTATTTTGCTTTTGATTACAAAGTTTTTAAAACGCAACCCCCATAATAAAGAACTTTGCTGCTCCATGTCCTCAACGATGATATTATCAATCGTTGAATTATAGAAGCACGCTTGGTACACAGATACAGAAGGTGGACATATTAGTTTGTAAAGGTGCACTATATAACGTAAACTCTCTTGATTAACAGAGTTGAGATTCTTAAATATAGATAGGTCTAATATGCCATTTTTTCTATCTAAGCCTTGGAATATAGTCCCGATGGGATTAAAACAGCATTTGAACACCATTTTAATCCCATCGGAACTATCTTTGCAAATCGTACTATAAAAGGGTTTACTGAGCTTCAATATTTCACGTTACTAAGAAAAGAAAGAGAAACATTTAAAAGCACTACATTTGGGACTATTATACTCCCAGAAGGATTGACTATGGTTCCTCATTCAATGTTTCGCTACTGTCAAGGAGAGTGCGTTGTGCTGCCACCTTCAGTAATAGCTATAGATGAACTTTCATTTTACAATGCAAGAATAAAGAACTTAGTTCTCAAGGGCAGTAACTATATCGAAACAATAAATTATTGGGGCATCCTTTACGCAAGAATAGACACTCTTTATGTAGCTCCTCATTTAGTCGAAACATACAAGCAAAGTACCAAATGGAATAGTCGAGCTATGCAAGGTTACTTGGGACAGATTCGACCACTTAGTGAGTATCATCCTTGATACTCGCTGAGAGGTCGGATTAATTTTGCTAACCAAAACCTGCTATACTCTTGCTTGTATCGTTCTAAGCTTGGGTCTGGTACATAGATATACTTTAAATTCTCATTCAGTTTATGAATAGAAGAATTATTAATCTTAGGAGGAGCTTCTGGCAAAAGAATAATAGTTGTAAGATTCTTATTCGTCATTATAGATTCTCCCAATATTTCCCTTACATTAGCTGGTATTGTAATTTCTTTTAATCCAGTATTGTAAAGCGATTGATAAGATAATTTTACAAGAGAAGATGGGAGTTCTATCGTTTCTAAACTTGTACAATTTGAAAAGGAGACATAATATGGAAATACATCTCCTAACACTTTAAGTCCTGTAAATAATTTGAAACCTCTAAAACTTGTTATCTGTTTGTTATTTACGAACATAGTTCCGATGGGATTAAAATGGTATTCAAATGCTGTTTTAATCCCATCGGGACTATTTTCTATAATATGAATACAGATAATCTCTCAGATCTGAAGCATTTTAAATCAGTCAAATTCCTTCCGTCAGCATATGGAGCTCCTCGCTCATACTTCTATAATACAAGAAGAATCGATATACCTGAGAATGTCACGTCGCTTAGTCGTTATGTATTAGGTTTCAACACATCAACAGTTGTCGTTTTTCATGGAAAGACTCCTCCAAGTCACGACTGGACATTTTCTGACACGACAGGAGCCTACGATACATGCACACCTAATGGGTGCAAGTTCTATGTACCTGACGAGAGCTTGGAAGCATATAAAAAAGCTTTTACAAGTAAACCTTACCCATTAAAAGGAACATCTATTATTCGTCCTATGAGCGAGTATCATTCGTGATACTCGCTCATAGGATGGACTCTATCTACATATTTATAATTCATCCATGTCTTTTTATACGTGTTTAAAGCCTTATTAGGTACGTATATACATAGCTTTGTAGGAATTCGCATAGACGTATCTTTATTAAAAAGTGTGTTGTCTCCAAAGGGTGTATCACCCAGCATGATTACATTCTTCAGATTCTCACACCCTAAGAACATTCTTCCTCCACATCCCTTAACAGTGGAAGGAATCCACACCTCTTCCAAGTTAGACATATTCCCAAATATGTCATTATTCAGGTACTGAATTTTGAAGTATTGCAACTCCTTGAATCTCTTGACATCATTACGGTTATAAAACTTAGTCCCGATGGAACCCTTACCTAAACGCTCTCCGTATCTCCTTATTAATCGTTGTGTCTTTCACAGCAGAATATACCTGTGTTGTCTTGATACTCTGATGCCCTAATATGTGCTGTATGATAGGTAAACTAACTCCTTTACTCAATAGCACAGTAGCACACGTATGCCTGGCGCAGTGAAAAGTAATGTGCCTATGTATATTGAACCGCTTAAGCACACGCTTCAGCACCAGGTTGCAGCGAGCATTGCAAGGCAACTGAAAAAGTTTACCTGTAGTAGTTTTATTCTCTTGCACCATTGCAGCAGCCTTGCCTCCAAACATCTTAGAGATAGGTATCCTTACCTCGTGGTCTGTCTTCTGCATTCGCATTACAACCCACTTATTCCGATAGATATTCTTAACGTGCTGCTTAGTTACTTGCACGATATCCGAGAATCGAAGACCAGAATAGACGCTGAATAGAAAACCTTTAACTACCTTTCTCTCCTCATCTGTCAATTCTTCTTTTATCTCCTTCTCCTCAATCCGCCTCAGTTCTCTCTCTGTCAGCGATTGCTTCTGTACATTCTCAGTCTTGATGTGATATTTGCGAAAAGGATATACCGTCATCAGTTCCTCGTCGATAGCAAGATTGACAAATCGACGAAATATCTTCATAAACTTAGCTATGGTATTAATCGCATACCCAACACCTTTTAGGAAATTCTCAAAATCATATATACATTTGTAATCAACCTGCGTAAAGGTCATATCTTCCTTAAATCGCTTAAGCACTGCCAGCGCAGCCTTATGATTCGCAATCGTCCCAGCTGTGTATGTTTCTTTTTCAATCTCACCTTCCATCCATTCAAGAAAAGAACTATCCTCCTTGTATGTAATCAGAGTAGGGTTATCGACCAATTTGTTAACGTCACCAATATGCTTAATGACGTATTGCCCATCTACTTGTATCTGTATAAGTGCATTATGCCCTTTTAGTTCATTACTAAGCTCACGGAGGATGTTCTGTATATTCATAATTGTAGGAAAGATGGACTGTAGGACAAAAAATATCCATCCTCCAGCCCTGCTTTTATTAGAATTAAAGCACTCCCTTGTAATTTAATAGCAGTTGGTTAGCCTGCTGAATATCCTTGGGAGTGTATATGTCTGTAATCAATATCGATGAATGTCGTGCCTGGTCTCTCACGGTAAGTATATCGGTGTTCGCACGCAGCATATTCGTAATGCCCGTGTCCTTGAGACTGTAGAATTTGTATCTGTCAGTCAGATTCAGATTAGTACGAATATAACGACTCCAGTAATCTCTGAACGCCTTTTCTGTTCTTCGTTCCTTTCCTGGTCTGAAATCGTTACTAAAGAGAAAGTACTGTCCTGGACTATCGAAGATGTGCAGGTCTATCATTAATTTAATGACATGATCAGGAAGCGTTAAGAGAGCATCGTTATGATTTTTTGCTATTGAACCATGAAGATATAATGTTTTCTTTGCTATATTAAAGTCTCCTACCTTAATATAACTCATCTCTTTTGGGCGCACGAATAAATAATGTAGAATGTAGCAAGCAAGCAGATAGTGCTTGTTGTGCTCCATCAACCATCCCTTTATTCGCTCCAGGATATCATCAGGAATAATATCGCGGTTCTTAAGTTGACCTCGACGCTGCACTATAGAAAAGTGTTCTGTCGGATCTGAAGATATATATCCACGCTCCAATAGATACTTGCTGAAGGTCTTGAGCCAAGAGAGGTAATTATTTCTGGTTCTTAACGTGTTGTTTCTTTCGACAAATACATACTCCAAGAATTGACCTACCATCTTACTGTCGAATTGATAAGTGTAATATAGGTTGACATTCTGTTTTTTCTTCCACTCCTTCAGTATCTTAATTCTACTGCAATACGATACAACAGACTCCTCTCGCATGTTGTGTTCCTTCAGAAGTTTGAATAGATAAGCCTCGTACTTGGTGCATGCATCATCGAATGATGTATACTCAAGCGGTTGTACGAGCTCTACCCACGGGTTCCAACCTTGCATAAGTTTTTCAGTCAACCTCTTTATAAGGGCTTCTCCGTATTCTCTTTGACAACGCTTGCCCTTAACATGGTCAAGCATAAACTTTTTTATTCGGAACTTTCCCCTTTCTGGGTCAAATGCAGAAAGAGATACATAACATTCAGAGGCTTGGTGAAACTTAGGTGTTTTCCATCCTACAATCTCATTGATAGCCGTTTGTCTGTTTTTTGAAGAAAAATTTTTATTTGACATTTCTCAACTTTTTGCGTGAAATGCCCTATTGAATACTGTTTTATCAGAGTTGCGTAAAGTTCACCGACTTTTCACCGACCAATTTACCTTCGACCAAAGGTATTTATCTGAAAGTCAGTGTCTTTGTTTTAATTTTGTCGGGATGACCAGACTCGAACTGGCGACCACTGGTCCCCCAGACCAGCATTCTAAACCTACTGAACTACATCCCGCACT